GTGTCCTTTCAACGCAACATTATTGTTTTTTTCGTCCCCCCGCCACGGGTCTTGAATTCTTTTTTGTTTTTCCGGCAGCGTGGCTGGTGGCCACACACTACACAAAATTATTTGCATCACGTTGCACATAGTATGCATCCACTGCACAGCACAACGCTTCTGCGTACACGTGCCTGGTGGTGTCGCCTCTGATGCGCTGCTTGCATGTACTGGCATCCACATCAAACGCATGTATCACGCATAATGCACCTAATGCACTGACCCATGCTGTGCGTTCATCTTCTGTCGGTGCCATCACCACCAGCCACGCAGCACAGTCACACTTGGTGTGTAGTGCATGAATTAATTTGTCACGATACTGGAACGCACGATGCCGTACCCATGAATTTGTATCGTAACGATTTCCACTGATGGCCTGTCTGATGTCATCGTAGTCAATGACCACATCACCAGGCTTGGCATTCGCTTTCACAAATGTTGTCTTGCCGCTTCCTGGTGGACCACACACAAGGTGAACTGGAATTGCGGAATGTTTGACAAACCGCGGAATTGAAAATGGCTGTTTGCCGTCATTGATATTTGCCGGATGATTTGCGTCTGTCGGCCAACCATCGTTTCCAATTTCGGTGTGGTAGCCTTTGCCTTCAATTTGTTTTTTCAGACTATCGTGACAAAGTTTGCACAACGATTGCAATTCGCCATACCAAAATAAATTCAGGTCGCCTTTGTGTTCAATGACGTGATCGGCAATTGTTGCAATTTCAACTCTGCCGGTTTTTGCGCACATCACGCACAACGGATGCGCCATTAATTGCAGCAACCGTTTTTTGCGCCAACGCTTTGTGTTGTAGAGGTGGGCGAATTGTCCCATTTGCTAAGCATCCGCAATGCAGGATGTTTGTGCATCCGACATTGCAACACCACAAGCACTGGCAATCAGTGCAGTGAAACGCTTTCAATGCGGCTATCTGAATTCAATTCAACGGAAACGTACTGGCCCAACAACTGCAACAGCACCCGTTCGCGTTCGCGTGATGTCATGCCATCGTAAACGGCAAGCTGCCCAGCAAATTGACCTGAAACAATTTTGACGTTCTGGCCAAGCTTGAATTTCTCTTTTTTCGGCAGCACCACAAAGCCGTTGCGGTCTTCCCGTGATTTCAATTCCGCAATCACGCTTTCGCCAACGACGATTGGCTTTTGCGCACCGTTCAACAGCAAGCACGAAATGCCGGGTGACGAATTGATTGCGTGCCAGGCATTTTCGATGCGCACAAACAGGTAGCGTGCAAACAGTGCCAATTCACGGGTGCGCTTCAAATTGCGCACGTGCTGCGTCACTTGGATTTTTGGGCAGTAGCTTTCAAAACTTTGGCTGGCCAGGAAGCGCTGGGCTTTGTTTTCGGAAAACGGTTGCGTCTGTGCCACTGACCAAAAAGCCATGATGTTCCACGTGCAACATTTGTTCCGTCACGAACGTCACTAACGTCACCAACGTCATTGACGATGGTGACGTTTGACAATTGGCACGAAAACTTCACAGGCGCAAACGCCATAACAAAAAAATCCGCTCCCTATAGAGAGAGTAAGCGTTACAACTCGCACCCCATTAAGCAGACTATGGATGCTGCTTATGGGGCGACCGTAACAACGCAAAACGCTCAACTGTGCCCGATAAAACAATGCAATCTGAATTTTCGTAACAAGTGGATTGTCACCACTTGTTACGTGTTACGAAAAACCGAAAAGGGGTCAAAAGTGCGTAACAAACTTTGTTACGATTTTTTCCCAATGATTTCAGTGGTGGGTTTTTTTGGTCTGCCACGGTGCGGTGGCTTATGCTGCGGCTCTAAAATTGTGCCCATGACGCCGTGGGCGGCAATTCGCGCCAACCTGGTTGGGTCACCATCCAACGCAAGCATCATTGCAACGCCACCGTTTTCCGCCAAACAGCGTTCCAGCGCGTCAGCAAAAGCATCCGCATCGGCAACTACTTCCGCGAATGTCACTTTTTTAACTTTTAGCGCCGTCCAGTGTGTGCGAACAAAATCGGCGCAAAATACCAGTGTGCGTTTTGTCATTTTCAAAACATCTTCACCTGGCTTTTGTCTTCGTCTTCGGCCTGGAAGCGCAGCGCTGCCGTGCGGGCCACTTGCTTGCCTTCCTCTGTCAACTGCCAGCGGTTGCCGCGCACTTTCCTGGTCAATATCGGGTGCTGCTTGGCCAGCCGTTCCATGATGCGCTGGACGCGCATTTTGTACGGTTCGCCAGTGTCGGTGACCCAACCCAACTGCTTCGCCCAGCCACCCAGGGAATTTTTCGGATTGGCCAGCACCGCTGTCAGCACGCGGTCTTCATCATTTTCGGCTTTGTCGGCGCGTTGGTCTTCCTCTACATCGTCAATGGCCACCGCTTGCACGGTTGGCAAAATGCGCCCTTTGTTGTCCACCAGCTTCAAATTGCGGATTGTTTCCAGCTTGAACGCCACCGGCTGAAAACCTGGCCCGCGCATTTTGTTGTAATTCAATTCCACCATGTCATCGGTCTTGCGCCACAGTGTCAGGTTGCCGTCTATTTCGGCCAGGTAAGCGCCGCCGCCGCGTGGCAATAATTGGTCAGGCTCTATGACGTGCTTGATTGGGTGACACAGCACCAGCACGCATGGGCCACCTGGCAGCGTGGTCAGTGACCGCAACATGCGGGCGTAGTTGCCCATTTGCGTGTTGCTCAATTCCTCATTGCCCAGGAAATACGCGGCGCTGGTGTCGATGATGATTAAGCTGACTTCGCCCTGGCGCTTAAAGTTTTCTGACAGCACGTGCATCATGCCCGCGATGTTGAACACGCCAGGAATAAACCAAATGTCATCTTTTTCGGGGTTGTCGTTGCGCTCGGCATCGGCACCGATGATGCGCATTCGCACGTCATCGGGATTTTCCCCGACAAAGTAAACAACCCTGCCCTTTTCGACGCGGTGGCGTTTCAGCGTGGCGTTTTTGTCGGCGCAACTGACCAGGCGTGCAATCAGCAACGCCACTGCCGTCTTGGCGTGGCCGGTCTGCCCGGTCAGCGCATAAATAAATCGGCGCTGCAACATGCCTTCAATCAGGTAATCGGGCGGCACGAAGCCTTCCAGGAATTGCGCGTGCGACAATATTGCCGGTTCACCGGCCACCGCAGCGGGCGCGTGCGTGTCGCCATTGCCGGTGGGCGCTTTGTAGTCGGGCAAGTCGCCAACAATCTGCCAAAGCAAATCCACCATGTGGCTGTGCAGCCAATCGGAAATGTCATCACTGGCTTGCATGTCGGGCCAGAACTTCGCCAGGTCCAGCACACGCACGCGGGCGGCAACGCCCAGCAAATTGTTGGCGACCATCGCCACGTGATCGCGCCCAGGCTGGTCATTGTCGCCGCACACCACAACGTCAGCGTCTTTGAAAATCGGGTTGAAGTCATCGCGCCACTTGTTTGCGCCCATCGGGCAGCACGTGGCGGGCACTCCAGCGTCACGCAAATTGTTCACGTCTTTTTCGCCTTCAACGACAAACACCACCTGGTCGTTGGCCAATTCAGCCGTCAATTCCGGCAGACGATAAGGCACGATGCGCACGCCCTTGATTGACCATTTTTCCTGGTGCGGGTCTTTGCGCTGGCGGAATTGTTTGGGTTGCCCAGGCGGTTCAAAACGCAACACCTGGAAAAGCAATTTGCCGCCTTCGTCCTGGTAATCGTAAATGGCGCGGATTGGACCTAAGCCGCCGTCAGCGCCTTTGGCTTTTTCTTTTTGCTCGAAAGCTTCGCTGGCACCGACATCGCACTGATGGCAAAACCACGCCACCTTGTCGCGCTGCACGGTCACATTCAGATAACCCTGGCCGCAATTCGGGCACGTGGTGGTGAATTTGCCGGATTTGTTCGCCACGTAGTCAATGCCGTGGGCTTTCAATAATTCCTGGGCGCTGTGCGTGGTCATGCTCGCACCACTTCCGGTGCAACATTGCGCCGCCGTTTGTGTTGCGCTTCCACTGTAATCATCGCGGCGCGGATTTGTTCACCGTCACGCCGTTCGCACTGTGCCATCAACAAACCCCACACCACGCGGCGCACATGAAAGCCGTTGCGGCGCTGCGTGCCGATGGCCCAGGCGCTACAATTGGCAGGGTGTTTCATCATTGCGCCGCCTCTGAAACGGTTTCCGGCAGCACCATCATTGCTACATCCACGTGCAATGTTTCGATTGGCCGCAAATCTGTTTGCGGCACAAAGAACGCTGGCCGGTCGCTTCGCTGTTTGTCGGCCCAATATTTTTGCTGTTTGCCTTCGTGGCCGTAGCACCAGCCCATTAGGTGAAACTTCGGCGCTTCTGGATGTACCAGGACAAATGGCAATTCGTCCTGGTCTTTGTCACCTGGGTGCAAAATTAAACAATCTGAACGCCTGGTGCATGACCGCACTTCAATTAAATTTCCCACATCAATCGCGCCAACATGCTTTGGCCCGGTCCAATAAAGATTGAAATGTTTTGCAACCGCCAATTCCGCCATTGCGCCCATCAATTGAAATTCCCACGGGAAAGGATTTGCTTCTGACCCGTAGGTTGGCGCGTGCTTAAACAATCCTTTCACGCGATACATGCAACCGACATGGCTGGCCATCATCAATTCGCGCCAGGTCAGCGTCACAGTAATCATCACTGCACCTTCAGCACGGTGCGCAACGCGCCCCAATGCTGCAAATGCGCCACCACGTCTTCCAGATTGTCACACACCGCGTGCGGGAAGCCGTAGCGCAAACACCACGCCTTGAATTCCACTTGCGTCTTGCTGAGTTGGCCACCCTTGCGCTTCAACTCGATAAAGAACGTCTGCCGGTTTGGGCCAAGCAACACAAAATCCGGCACGCCCGCCATCACGCCTTTGCGGTTCATTTCAACGCGGGTGATGATGTCGCGCCGCCCGCCGTTGGGCACGTGAAACATTTTCCATTCGGGATGCTTCCAGCGCCGCCAAACTTGAAACGCTTGCTTGTGCAGCTTGTCTTCAAGCGGTGTCGGTGGCGCTTTGCCGCGTTGGCGCTTGCTTCCAAATAAGGATAGCTGACCAGCCAAGGCGTTTCCTTCCGCTAAGCGGCATCAACATTGTTTTCCTGGCGCACAACTTCCGGCGCAACATTGCAATTGCGCCGCCGCAAAAGTTTGCGCACGTCATCGGCTTTTGTTGCCGGAAAAAATCCACGGTTGCGCCAATTCCAGACGCATTGCGGTGTGGTGTTTAAGGTGCGGGCAGCTTCGCTAAGCCCACCCAATTCGCGCAACACTTCGTCAAAGGTGGTCAGGGTTTTGCGTGACATTTCCGCAAATTAAACGCAACGCATAACGCCGCGCAAATTTTTGCGTGTTGCCGCGTGAAGACATGACGGGCAGCAAAAAATATTTATTTGCGCGTTGGCACTACATGACAACACATGCTCCATCCGTCGCTACTATTCCACCGTGCAACCATAGCACAGTAAGGATTTTCGTTTGACAGCGAATTTGTTTAGGATTTCATTGAACGTGTAAGTTTTGCGACAGCGAAAAATCGGAACCACAACCAGGACAACACCCCACACGCGGCACACCGTGTTGCGCGAACGGGAAAGCCATGCACCGCAAACGCCGAAAGAAAAAAACGATGCAGCGAACAGTCACGGTGCCAGCAAAGCCGCCAGGTGCGCGGCGCGTGGCCAGGACAAATGAAGCCGCAGCCTATGGGCACTTTTCCCGCCGCACGCTGTTCCGCCTGATTGATAGCAAAAAAATCAAAGCCTACCGCTACAGCGCACGCCTTGTGTTGGTTGACCTGGACAGCATTGACGCCTTTCAAAACAGTCTGCCGGAATTAACCCATGCTGACGGCTGAGCAACGCCGCTTACGTGAATTCCATTTCACCGCGTCAGCCGCGCCAGCGCTGATGGCGGGCGATGAAGCCGAGTTGCTCAGGTTGTGGCGCGTGGCCATTGGCGAAATTCCAGAGGAAGACTTGACGCACGTGTGGCCGGTGCAGTTGGGGTCATACCTGGAAACTTTCATTTTGGATTGGCACCAGGAAAAAACCGGGCTGGTGCTGACGGAACGCGGGCGCGTTGTCGAGCATCCGAAGTTGCCTTACGTGTGCGCCACGCTGGATGCGTTCCGCGCCCACGATGATTGCACGCTGGATGTGAAGGTGTGCAATTCCTGGCAAGCGCTGGATGACATCGTGAACCACTACACACCGCAAGCGCTGGTGCAGAAATCATGCCGCCGTGCGGCACGGTGTTCGTTGCTGATTATGCACGGCACGGCAGAACCGCGTGAAATTGAAGTTAGCGCTGACGAAAACTATGAACGCGAATTGTGGGCACGCATCGCATCATTCTGGATGTGCATTGAAATGCTGGTGCCGCCCGTTCCGCTGCCGAAAATCGTGCCGCCAGAACAATGGCGCACGGTTGACTTGAACGTGGACCCCAAACCGAATTGGGGTCACGCCATCATTCCTGAATTACTGGTTGCCGCTGACACCAAGGCTGCGGCTGACCAGTATGCGCACGCAGCAGACGTTGCAAAATCCCTTGTGCCGCAAGACGTCGGCTGCGTGCGCTTTTCCAACGTCACCGTCAAACGTGATCGGCGCGGTTATCTTTCGTTGAAGGTTGCATGAATGTCGGACGCAAACATCGCCGCAATCGCCCGCCGCGTGGCGGTGGCCGCAGCCATCAGCGGTTACGAAAGGCACAACGAAAGCAAAAAAGACTTCCTGGCGGCGCTGACAGAACTTTGCGAAGCGGTGAAGCTGGAACGCGGCGAACAAAAGGAAAAGCCCCAATGAACAAATCACAAGCCGTTGCGATTTATCAGACACGCTTGCCGTTGCCCGCCCGCATGGATGCCGAATTCTGGCAGATATTATGCGAAGTGATTTTTCCGACATCGGATGACCCGCGTTCCATCGTGCTGGCGGTGGCCTACTGCAACAAACGCAACCTGGATATTCTAAAGCGCCCTGTGAATATTGTGCCGATGTGGAATGCAAAGCTGCGCAAGGAAGTTGACACCATTTGGCCGAGCATCAACGAAACGCAAATCACCGCCGCCCGCACGGGCGAATGGGTTGGCCTGGACGCGCCCGTGCTGGGAAAAATGGTCACGCAAACTTTCACCGGCAGACGCAAAGACCGCGATGGCGGCTGGTCTGATGCCAGCGTGACGGTCACGTTTCCAGAATGGGCCAGCGTGACCGTGTATCGCTTGAAGCATGGCGTGCGCTGCGCATTCACGGGTGACCCGCCTTACTGGCTGGAAGCCTATGGTCGCATCGCTGGCGGTGTGCTGCCCAACGGCACCTGGCAGAAGCGGCCCATCGGCCAGCTTATCAAAGTTGCGAAAGCCGCCGCGTTGCGTGCCGCGTTTCCAGAGGAAGGCACCGGCCCAACCGATGACGAAATGGGCGGCGGCATCCTGCAAGACGATTTGCCGGAAACGGTGGAACGCACGCCGATTGCGCAAGCCACCACCGCACCCGTGGATGACGAAATTCTGGACCCAGCCCCGATGGGCAAAACCACTGATGAAAGCTGGCGCGAATGGGGTGCAAGATTTATTGCCCGCGTCCGCGCCGCCAGCGATGAAGCCATTGTGGATGCTTGGATGGCTTCAAACAAAGACAGCCTGGACGCAATGGAAAAAGCTGAGCCGAAAATTCATGCCAACCTGATGCACTCGATTAATAAACACCGTCTGACGTTGGTGGATGAAACGGCAGCGGTGGAATGATGGCCCGCTATAACAACTATCCGTTTGACGAAATCGTGCGGGCGGCGGTGCCGATAATTGAACGCGGCGAATTCGACGTGTTCCAGAAATTCACGTGCCAGCACTGCGGCGAACGGCTGACGATGGCAACGCCAAATATGTTGTATATGAAAGGCGATTGCGACAGGTGCGGCAAGCAAACCGACATCGCCCGACGCGGTTGCAATTATTGCTTGGTGAGCAAAAGCCCGGTCATGCGCAAGCTACTGCAAAGGTACAGCGCATGATGATGTCCGTCATCAAAAACGGCTTGATTGCGCACGATGACGAAGCCCGCGCATTGCTGAGCAAATTAAAAATCGGCGCGTTGGTGGACGTGGATGTGCTTAACCCCATCCACACAAAATTTCACGCCAAGATGATGGCGGCAATTGCCGCGCTCGCCAAAGCCAGCGGAATGACAGAAAAAGCCATGCGCACGAAACTGCTGGTGCTGACCGGGCGCTTTCAAATGGTGCCCATCACCCCGCAGAAAAAAGTGCTGGTGGCTGATAGTATGTCACGCAGCGCCATGACCGAAACGGAACGCGAAACGTTTTGGACTGAATTGTGCGAAGTGGTGCATAGTCAGCTTTTGCCGATGGTGGATGACCACACCGCCGATGAAATCCGCCCGATGTTTGATGCGAAGCAAACAGAGGAAACCGAAAATGAAAGCGCTTAACCTTTCGATCTACACCGGCAACGATGACACCGGCCACAAAGTTACCATGACGGCTGAATTTGAAAACCACGAAGACGCGGTGCGCTTCCACGAAGGCATTGCAAAGTTGTGCCGCGATGTGTCGCACCCGACAAAATCGCTGGTGCCGTCCAGGTGGCCTGGGCTGCAAAGAATGATTGCAAATGACTGACGCCACCGAAACCAAAATCAAAGATTTGCGGCGCGGTGATCGCGTTGAATTGATTGATGGCAGTATCGCAATCATTCGCGGTGTTGAACCGATACCGATTATAGACACCAGCAAAGGCGCTGGCGGCGCTTACATGGTGCGCTGGTCAAACAGCCGTGGCCAGGTGCATTGCGACATCGTGGCGGGCAACCACGCAATGGATGTGCTGGGAAAATAAATGCGCAAAGCCTTTGCCGAAAAGATTGAAGCTGGCCGCATCGTGAATGGCTTTTTTGCCACCGTGCGCGGCCAGCCATTCGGCGCGTTTTTGGTGCAAGGGCCATGCGGGCGCGAATTGAACATTATTGCCAGCGATGGCGTGGACCCTGACCCGAAACTAAATGGCTGGCAGCACGTTTCGGTGTCGGTGCAAGGCAAGCACCCGCCCAACTGGCAGGAAATGAATTGGGTGAAAGAACACTTTTGGGATGACGATGAAACGGTGGTGCAGTTTCACCCGAAGCGGTCCAGCTACGTCAACATTCACCCGAATTGTTTGCACCTTTGGCGGCGCACTGACGTTGACTATGAACTGCCGCCGACACTGTTGGTGTGACGATGTTTAGTGACCAGGCCAAACTGAAATGCGTTGAACGCGAGTTGGCGTTGCGTAGAAACGTGTACCCGAAATGGGTGGCGCAGGGAAAAATGACACAAGCCGCCGCCGAAAAAGAAATACAAACACTGGAAGACATCGCCAATGATTATCGCGGGAAAATCAGCGCCAGCTTGTTCGCCGCCGGTTGATGATGCGGAAGTCAGTCTGCTTGACCAGTTGAAATGGGTCACGTTTGGCTATGACCCGGCTGACGTGTTTGTGGCACTCGCCATTCTGATGACCGAAAACGTGGTGACCAACACCAAAAGCAAACACGATGCGCTGCAATTGCTGGCGGGCACCGTCATGCGCATAGCCGAAGACATCGACAGGGATTATGAGGCGATCAAAGCCAGTGTAACAACCAGCGGGAAGGCATCCTGATGGCAGTATTGACCAGGCGTGAAGGTAAACTGATTGCGCGAATTGTTGACCGCGCAACTACGATTGCGCGTGAAGCTGGCGTGCGCCCTGGCCGCATCAATCTTTTCATCGGGCTTAGTCTTGCACACAAGCACATGCCGCTGAATTTGGATGTGTTGGCCGACGCTAATGACGTAACGCTGGCGCACGATGTCTTCGGCATTATGCGGCACCTGGACCCAAAGACAGGCGAGTTGCGCGATTGCTTCGTACCGCGCACTGCGCAGTTTCAACACAAAGTGGAGTAACCGCCATGCACACCGACATCATCAAAATGACGCGGCACGAAGCGGCAACGCTTCACCGTGAATACAAAAAGCACGTTGCATATTCGCAACCGATTGATTGGGAAATTCAGCGGGCTTATTTTCTGATGGCCAAAGGCAAGGTGATTATCCGCGCCATTGAAAGCATCAAGCAAGCCGGATTGAACCGCGAATTTTTGCCCAAGCTGGCGCTGACACCGGCCAGCGCTGCGCACTGCCAGCTTGAACGATACAGCGATGGCCAGATAAGCATGGCCCCGATATTTCCCGGCAAGCGCTGGCCGCAGCGTGGCGGCAAGCACAACCTTTCATTCCGGCAAAACACTTTCGTCTTTCCCCGCGACAGCTTCCCGATGGCCTGGGATGGCAAGCGCCGCAGTGAACGCAGCGAACACCAGGCCATCGTGCCCATCGCGCCGCTGCACTTGCGCCCGAAACGCGGGCTGCAAAACTATCACGTGTTGTGGGAAGCCGAATGGCAACCGATACCGCCGCGTGACCCGTACCTGTTGCGCCGCATCGGCAAAGCCGACTTGTGGCTGGTGGTGGCGCATTGGGAATTGACCGAAGTGGAACGGGCGGCGCTCGCAACCAGGATTGCAACGTAACAACAGTTTGGCGTTGCCACCGAAAGCACGCCAAAGGTGCCCAGCGGCGACACGGTGGATGGTCCACCAACCGAAGTCAGGGATGGCTAACGGTATTACCAACGCCGTCGCTGGGCATTTTAAGGCACCATGAAAAAAGAAAAACCGCAGCTAGATGATTTACTGACCGTGCCGGAAGCGGCGGCGGCGCTCAAAGTTGGGCGCGGCACGCTTGACAATTGGCGCGTGCTTGGCGCTGGCCCGCGCTACGTCAAATTTGGCCGTCACGTGCGGTATTCCAAAAATGATTTGGCCGCCTGGGTGGCGGCCAAAACACGTCAATCAACATCGCAGCCAGTTGATTAGTAGCCGTCGCGCCGCATCAATTCAGCGATTTCGTCAAATTTTGCAACGCCCGCCTGTTGGCACGTTGTCTGCACACAAATTTCACGCAAGCCCACCGGCTTTGTTGTGGATGTGAATGTGCAAGACGCATTAATTATCCCTTCAAAATTCATCCGCACCCGTGGCGGTGTGAGGTTTGAAAAATCTTGCACCGTGGCTGGCTTGACCGTGTTGGCATCGCCAGCCTTCATTTGCCAATGTGCCAACGCGACTTTGCACGCATGTACTAGCAGTGTGTCTTCCGCCAGGGCGGGTGATGTGCCCGTCAGCAACAGCGCAAGTAAAACAGTGTTTTTCATTTTGTTTCCTTTTGTGTTTCGATTAAGCGGTTTTGCGGAAAGCCACCACGTTGCCGCCCCGCTTCGGCTTGATGTCACCGCCAGCACGAATGCGCTTTAGCGCTTTGTCCAACACCACCAGCGCCGCCGCTTTGTCATCCTGGTAGGCATAGACTTCATTCGGGTCATAGACGCCGACAATGCCGCCCTGGATGTGGCCCAGCACCTTTTCGGCATACTCTTTCAGCACGCCATTCTGGCCCATGATGAAGCGTGCCGTGCGGCGCAAATCGTGATGCCGCCAAGCTGGAAACGGTTTGCGTCCGGTGCGCTTGCGGATTTCCGCCAGCTTTTTGTCCAGGGCTTTTTTGGCTTTTGAAAAGCCCTTGAAATCCGTTTCGCCGCCATCACTGGAAAACACGTAAGGGCTGTTGTTGTTTTTAATCAGCGCCAGCATGGTGTCGGTCAGCGTGACCAGGTGTGGGTGCTTGCCGCCTTTGTTGCGTTCCTTTGGGATTATCCATTCGCGGCCTTTGACTTCGCTGCGCTTCATTTCCGATGGCATCCGCAGCCTGGTCGCGCTGAAAAACAGCATGTGGACAAACGGGCGATAACAAAGTGGCGTTGACCCTTCGGCATGGCATTCGTCCAGTGCCAGAAACACGTCGCGGATTTCTTCGGCATCCAGCATCCGTTCACGCACGTTGCTTTTGCCACCCATGCCTTTAACGATGGGCGAACGGAAATCGTCATCATCCGCCTTGGCGGCATACCAATTGAAAGCCTTGCGCACCCAGGCCAGCGTGCGGTTTGCCTGGGTGGGCGCACGCTCGCGGATTATATTCAGCATCCGGTTGATGTCGCTTTTTTTGACATCGTAAATGACCATGTTGCCGATGGCTGGGCGCACGTCCAATTTGAACGCGCCCACCGCCTGGTGGCCGGATTTGATTTTTGCGAAGTGTTCTTTTTCAACCAGGTCCAGCAGGGCATTGACTGTTTTGCCGCCACGGTTGCGGGTCTGCTGTTTTTCCTGGTGCGGGTCACGCCCGTCAGCGATTTCGCCGCCACGCTTGACGGCCAGCTTGCGGGCCACGTCCGGTGTGATGCGATTGAACAAGCCAAGCACCGTTTCCTTCGGCTTCCCGTCTTTGCGGTATTTCAAAATGAAGGTGATGCCGCTGCCGTATTTACGCGCCGTGAAACCCTGAATTTTGTCATCGGTGATAAGGCTGGCATCCAGTTGGCCGTTGGCCAATTTGGTGCAATTGGCCTTGTTAATTCTTAGCTGCATGGTGAGTTGTTCCCCGTTGATTTGTTACACGCAGCGTGACTTTTATCGAAAAATCAGTGGGCCGTCCACCCCTTCGCTGCCCCTTCGCATGAGCATGAAACGCTGGGAAACAAGGGGAAACAGCCAACAGCGATGAAATGCCTGGATACCAGCGGTTTTATTGATTGTTTCGATGTTTTTGTGTGCTGTCAGTAACTTAATCAGTAGGGCGAAATAAAACTTTTAATCAGGTGGCCGATGCCAAAAGTGGCTGTGGCACAAGGGGTTTTGAAAGCCGAGTTTTGCGCCCCTTCACTGCCCCTTCGGATGAAATCGGTTTTAAAAGGGAAATCGTCACGTCGCGTGTAACTGTGGACCCGTAGCACAACGGTAGTGCATCCGACTTTTAATCGGCTGACGAAGGTTCAACTCCTTCCGGGTCCACCACCGCTTCACACACCCGTGATTTGCCATCGCGAAACTTACACGGCACGTTTAACTTGTACGTCTTATGACGTAACAACTTAGTCTAAACGGGTTACGTGCAATGCAATGCAGTGGCGGGTGACGCAGCCCACAACAATTAAAAATAACAACGCAAGGTGCCGCGCCTAGTCCAGCCGCCACGCAAATGTGCAGGGTGGAAGCGTGCGTGGAAATGCTCAGCGCCATTCGCTGAAACACCGTCTGCGTGTGCTGCGCCAGGTCGCCGCACGAAAGCTTCGTGGGCTTCCACCAATCACACCCGCCTTTTTTTCCGTTCAAAGCGGCCAGGTCGCCTGGGCATTAGTCCGGGAAGGTTTGCTGGCGATGCGGCCAAATGGGCTGGCGCTTAGCATCACCGCCACTGGCAAGCGGTTCATCATCGCGCATAGCACGGCAAGCCGCGCCCGCCACAAATCCACAATTCGCGCCCAGCCAAAAACCCAGCGCCAGCCACAACTGCCAGGACATCGCACGCCTTTCACACTGCCCGCCAGCTTTAAGATCATAGCTGGACCTGGTGCTGGCATGGTGGTGCGATAGAACCATGACCGATGAAGACACAAACCTGGCTGAATTTTCGGTGTGCCAATTCTTTCCAGACGGCAGCTATGAATACGTGCGCCGCTGGGTTACGGCGGAAGCGGCATGGGCGGCTTTCGTGCGCAGCACCACCAGCGTTGGCGCAAAGATTGGCACCACCAGGCGCGTCATCATCACCGATGGCGGTGACTGCACCAACGCTGAATGGAAATTTGGTGAAGGCTTGACCTACCCGCCCGTGAAAAATCCGCACGCACTTGGGAATTGAAACGATGGCAATTGGTCCGGGCAAATATGACAAAGCTTGCACCGTGGCGCGTGAAAGCACGGGCGGCATCGGTGCCGTTCTTATTGTGATCGGTGGTGACAATGGCAACGGGTTTTCCTGTCAGGTGCCGCCCGCCCTGATGTTTACGTTGCCCGCAATCCTGGAAACGCTGGCAGCGCAAATTCGGGCGGATATACCGCAATGACCGAAATTCCACCACGAATGCGCAGCCTGGAACGCGATAGGCGCGGCTTGCCGGTGCCGTTTATCGTCTTCCATGACGATGCGGGCATTCCGCACTTCACCATCAACGACACGGTAAAACGCAGCTTCGTTGTGATGAATGATTTGTGCGGCATCTGCGGCCAAGCGCTGACACGCGGGCGCTGGTTTTGCGGTGGCCCGATGTCGGCGCTGTTGCCGCAAGGTGCCTATATAGACCCGCCGATGCATTACGAATGCATGGCCTATGCGCTGCAAGTTTGCCCGTATCTGGCGCTGCCAAACTATTCAAAGGAAATCGGCGCACGCACGGTGAAGCCGGAAAACAATGTGCGTGCGGTTGTCTTTGAAGACCCCACCGTTTTCAACGACAAAATCCCGGTGTTTGTCGCCATCATGGTGACGGGCCAAAAAATGGACAGTGATGGCCATTTGTTTCCGAAGCGCCCGCCGATGCGCACCGAGTATTGGCAACACGGCAAGCACCTGGGCGATGCGCAAGGTGAAGCGCTGGCCTGGGCATATATCAATGAACGGGTGACAGCATGAATGATGTCATAGAACTGGACGCAACCAAACGCGCCCTGCTTTTAAATGGTTGGTGTGCTGCTTGCGGCAGCGGCTTAACACCTGGCCCACGTGGCGGCGCGGCACAAAACTTTTACTGCACCAACCGCGATGACTGCCGTGCTGGTTTTAACCTGACAATTTGGCAAGGCGCGTTGGCGTTTGCCGAAAGCATCGGTGAAGTGGATGACAAGCGCTATGCGCTCTATGTGAAAAGTGGGTGACGTGATGGGATACGTTTACGCCACGGGCACATGCATCGGCTGCGGCAACCTGTTTTCCTTCCACCCCAACAAAGTGCCCAGCCTGACTTACAACGGCACGCGCCAGCCGGTCTGCCAGGGCTGCGTTGATCGGGTCAACCCGATGCGCAAGGCAAACGGCTTGCCACCCATCGTGCCGCTGCCTGGTGCTTATGAACCAGCCGACGAAAATGACATCAATTGGAGTTGAAACAACCATGTCAAAACGGGCAACAGCGGTTGATTTTGAAATATCCAAACGCATAAAGGCGCTACGCATCAAGGCTGGGCTGACCCAGGAAAAGCTTGCCGAAAAGATGGGGCTGACGTTCCAGCAAATGCAGAAATATGAAACGGGCAAAAACCGCGTTGCCGGGTCACGCTTTATGGATTTGTCCAAACATTTGAAAGTGCCGGTGGCCACTTTTTTCGGCCAGGATAATCAGGCCGGTGAAGTGTTTGTTGACACGCGCATCAACTCGCCGCTGCGCCAGGACATCATCAGTTTGCTTGACCGCGTTAATACCAAGGCGATGGAAAACAACATTTATGGCATCATCAGCCTGGTGGTTGATAAAAAATGGGCATTTCGGAAACGCAACGGCAATTACACCGCAACACGGGTGAAGGCTGGAAGCCGATGATGCGCCAATGCAGCGGTTGCACGCTGTGCTGCAAGCTTCTGCCGATGACCGGCCAAAAGAAACCCGAAGTGCAACGCGCACTGGACGCGATGCGGGCGCACGGGCTTGTCAACAACACCGAAGCGGCCAGCATGGTGCCCGACTTTGACAAGCCAGCGGGTGAACGGTGCCCGCATCAGCGCACATTCAAAGGCTGCGGAATTTATGCAACGCGCCCTTTCGGATGCCGTTATTGGAACTGCCGGTGGCTGGTCAACAATGACACCGCCGACCTGGGCCGACCTGACCGCACGCACTACGTCATCGACATCATGCCCGACTTCGTGACGATGCAAGACCACGAAACCGGCAAAACAACCCAGGTTGAAGTGGTGCAGATTTGGTGTGACCCGAAACACCCCGACGCGCACCATGACCCGGCCTTGCGGGAATACCTTTTGCGCCGCGCCAAGGAAAACATCATTGGCCTGGTGCGCTACAATGAACGCGATGCATTCGCGTTGCTGCCACCGACGATGACCAAAGAAAAACAATGGCGCGAACAGCACGGAAATGTTGAAAAAGAACACACGGTGGCCGACTTGGTGAAGGCGCTGCGATGACCAGCGACACGCTAATCATTTCAAACCTGGGCGTGGGTGATTGCACGTTTGCCAACGACTTCGGCACCTGGAATGTTTCGCGTGCGCTGCGTGACTGCGCTGCCGGAAAACATAAGTGTTACAAGCTGGACGTGGCCGAAGCGCACGCTGCCAATGCCGCCGTGGAAGTGGATGCGGCCAAGGTGGAACGCTTCATGCACACGCCTGACGTGTTCAAATCACCGCTGCTGGGCGTGATTGAAGGCGGGCCATTGTGGATTATTGACGGCCACCACCGGCTGCGTGCCCTGCACCGTGTTGGCGTCAAAGATTTTGTTGCTTATGTCATAGAGGAAAGTGACGCCAAGCCGTACCAGGTTTGGTTCAACGGAAGGCGGTTGATGCCAAAGGTAATGAAATGAAACACCACAGCAAAAAGCTGCCGCCAAGCCACTGTCTGGATTGCGGCAAAATTTGTGATGCGGCCACCGGCATCAATGCACACCGGCCAAAGCCGGGTGACATCACGGTGTGCATTTACTGCGGCCACGTCATGGCCTTTGGCATCAATCTGGAATTGCGCCCACTGACCGCTGCCGAAATGCATTCGGTTGCCGGTGATAAATTAATACTGAAAGTGCAAGCGGCGCGGCTTAAAGCATTCGGGCGCAAATAAAAACCCCGCCAAGCTGGGCGGGGTTTTGATGTGTGGTGTTAGCAACTAAATGCGGCCTTCAAATATGTCTGTGATTTTTTCCCAAAGCTTTTGAAAGCGCTGCTCCGCCTTTTCATTTGCGGCGCGTTCTTTTATTGTTTCAAGGCCATTCAAAACGTCCACCATTTCTTGCTGGTCAAGCGTGATGGTATATTTGTCTTTCAGCGTCATTGTCAGGCTTCCTTCCGTTTGATGAATTGTTTGAAGGCGGGTGTGTTCATCGTTGCCACCAGGTAACGCAAAAACCGCGTCACGGTGACGGGCACTGGCGTTTCATCCAGCGCCCACTTGCGCGATGTGCGCGGGTCAACGCCCAGGACGCGGGCGGCTTCCACCTGGTTAAGTTGAAGGTGCGCAATCAGGGCGCGATATTCCTGGCCGGTCATATCACGCCACCTTGTCGGCGCGGATGATGGCACACATTGAATAGTTGCCGAATGGCTTAAACTGTTCAACGCCGTCACGCAGCGAAAGCCCGCGCCGCACTGTTTTGCCGTGGACGTTGACGGTGACTGACTTGGCGGTGCGGCTGAGAATGGCGAAAGAAAAAATGCATTCGCTATCGCAGATTGACCGGGTGGCGTAGGTGCGTCCGACTTGGAATTGCATGGCTGTTCTCCGTTGTTGATGCCCCTATATAGGCCCTTATGGCCTACGGTGTCAACACCCAAAAACAGCCATAAAAGCCTTGTATTGCAGGGCATTATTAATGATTTTCCCTGTTGACATGGTAGGCCCTAATGGCCTACTTTGCACTCATGGATGCAAACCAAACAGAGGAATTTAAGCCAATGCCTAACAAATACGTTGCCCGCCTGGACGGAAAAATCGTTGGCAAGCGCACCAGCGCCAGCCGCACCTACACCCACGCCATCGTTGTGTTGCCTGACGTGAACAAGGCGCGTGACGCGGCTTACAACTACGTTGGCTTTGACCATGACCGCAGCAACTATGAATATGAATGCGGCATCGCCAAGTGCGAAGGCGTCATCATCGACGCAAACGACACCACAACCTATAAAGGCCCATGCGCGGGCCAAACCAGCTACATCAACAAATACTGCGGTCGCATGGTTCGCAGCTACACCGCAGAGGAAATTGCCGATGCAAAAACACAAACTGCTGGTGGTTGGGATGGCTATGTCGCCCTGCAACGCGCCACTGCTGTTGAACGGTTTGAGGAAAACTTAGCGCAAGGCGTGTTCACACCTGGTGTGGCCACCTGGTGCGGGCGGGCTGACCTGGCGCAGAAGGAGGCCGCCAAGCATGGCAAGCGTGACTATATCGCCCAGGTCTGGATTGTACCGGCTGAAAAAGTCTGACACACCGCACCAGGACAAGACGCAAAGCCCCGCCACGTTGGCGGGGTTTTTATTTGTCTGGAATGGCCCTGGCAAACATTTCGCCTTTCACAAATTTGTATTCATAGCCGTCTTGTGTTGGCCCAGGGCATTTGCATTCAGCGTAGTCGATTTTGCACACTGGACAGTTGCCAGCTTCATCACAATCCGCCGCGAACGCCACACGCTGCCAAAATTTATTTTTCATAATTGCACCGCTTGTGCCGCAAAGACTTTTGCAATTTATTTTGACAAAAGTTTGTCACTTGTGCCTGGGCCATCGCTGTCAAGTTTTCAAATTTTAGATCGCGGTGCCTGTGCCGCAGTGACTTTTGAAACGTCATCGGCGCAAAACGCCAAAATCCAGAAATCAATTTGCTAACATCGCTGCGTTGCTGTTTGAAAACTGAAACCCACACAAACAAAAACCCCGCTGGCGGGACAGCCAACGGGGTGAAGGAGTAAGAGCAGATGAATGACAAACATACCGTCAAACTACAAACCTGTGAAGCCGCCTTGCGCCGATGGCATACGCGCCTGACCAGGGCAACCAACATGCTGCAAAAGCTGGAACGTCAGCGCCGCCGCCTCATACTGCAATCGGCGGGCGCATCCGTCACCGTGCAAAAGGCAATTGAAGCGCACAACGATGCCAAGCCGGATGCTGGCCTGGACATTCCACCCTTCCTGCAACGCAAGCCGGTGGACGTTGCCGCGCTGGCCGCACAACGAAAAAGTAAGGAAGCGGATGCTAAAAAGAAAATGCCGCTAACTGGCAAAGCCGCGATTGACTACGTGAAAGTGAAGCGCAAAAAGACTGCGTGATGGATGTTGGACCTGGCCGCAGCCGCGCCCTTAATCGGGCGCGGCTTTTGCGTTTTCGTCCCGATCTTCCCATTCACAAACGCGACGCTCTGCAACAATCGGCTCAAGGCCAATGGCCTGTAAGCGTTCTATTGCATCAATATAGCTTAGCTGCCGCGCCTTAAATTCCCGCTCGATTGCATCCTCACTATCCATTTCGATCTCCCTGCCGTTGTTGGCGCAGTTAAGCGGCGGTCAATGCACTGCCGTCAGTCTATCAGCAAACATCGGTGCGGCATAAGCCGTGGCCACTGTGCGCCGTGACCTGGCGCTGGCCGTCATCGTGGCTGGCCTACTGCCGCAAGCCGATGCCGTTTCGCCAACCTGGGCGTGGCCGTAATCCGAATTGCACCAGCGCCCGCCTTCAAACAAATCGTGTGCGGCGGCAATTCTGCCCAGGGCCATGCGGTCAGGCAAATGGCAACTTGCATCCACGCGCCCGCGTGACGTTTGGCAAACGTCCAAGGCTTTGCCGCATGGGTGCAGACTTGAATTTGAACAATGCCCGCGCCGAATGCCGCCCATGAAACGCACCGTTGCGCCACGGGCTTCCAGGTCATCAACATAAGCCTGGAAGCGGCTGGCATATTGCCAGCCCACCCTGGCCGTTGCGCCTGTCTTGCGTGAAACAACAACGCCAGGGCCAGCGCTGTTACCGTTCGCATCAACCGTTGCGTGACGGTGCCGAGCAAACGCCGTGCCGGTTGCCACCGCGCCAATCGATGCCGCAACCAAAGTGATAAGCCACCATTGCTTCATGGTTCAAACTCCCCACACTGTTGCCAAGGAATTTAATGTTGCCACAGCCGCGCACCGCAGCGGTGGTAATTTAGGAAGTCATCGCAAACCACCAGGGCGTTTCATCATCGTAATATTCGGGCGTTTCTTTCACGCTGATATGCACATGGCCGCTGTGCGGATTGTCGCCGCTGTAATCGCGCCACACCCAGGCGGGGTTGTCCTGGTCAGTGCCGCTGCAAATCTTGCCGTTTGAAATTATGTATTCAATGCGGTCATCGCGGCTGGCCACCAGCGCTTGCGCCAAGCCGTCGCTGGGCATTCCGTTTTGCGGGTCATTGGTGATGTCTTGGGCGGTGACAACCCAGGTATCGGTGGCTTCATCGTAAAGGTCAGGGTTGTGGTCGCTGGATGTTGCCTGGTGGCTTTCATCACCTATCCAGCCATCGCTGGATTTGTCGCGGTTTGGCGCACGCGCATTCACCTGGTCAACCAGGACATCAAGACAGTATGCGCGGCGGTCTGTCATCGCAGTGGCGGTGAATTCGCGTCAGCAAGCAAATCCGTCACCGGGAAATATTCGCCGCACCAATCTTCGGCCATCACTTGCACGTGCTGAATTGTTATTTGGTCATCCACTGCTTTCGCTTTTGGATTGTAAACGATGTGTGGCGGGAAGCGCTTGCACATGCCGAAGTCGGGTGACGTTTCGGCATAGTAAAAATAACACCCACGGCATTCGCCGGTTGGCGCTGGTTGTGCCCGGTCTGTCATTTGCCATTTCCTTTGCTGTTCAACTCGCGTGTCATCACATTAATGATGCGTTCAATGCTGGCTTTGTTGTCTTTGGTGCCGCTTTCCAAAATCGTCAGACGATTATCAATTTGCGCCAGGTGCGGGCTTCCCCGCGTTTCCAGCGTGGTCACGCGACCATCCAGCCGCACCGTGTAAACGATGATGGCCAGTGCTTGCACCGCCAGGAAATAAAGCAGTGTTTGATTTTCACGCAGCCATTGCCGTATGGGTGAATTCATCAGTTGCCTTGCGTGCCGCGCACATCGCCCGCCAGCGTGCCGGTGGCTGTGAAGGTGGTGCCATCCCAGGTGCCCTTGGTGGTGAAGCTGACGCCATCAATGGCATAACCCGCCGCCCCACCAGGCCAGCCGTGGTAGGTCGGGGAAAGGGTTTGCCCGGTTTCACCCGGCTGGCCGGGGTCACCACCCTTGCCGCCGCTGTTACCGCTTGAAACTGGAAGACCGCCGCCAGTGAATTCGCTGCCAGGATAACCAGGATTGCCAGCATTTGCGCCAGCGCCACCGGCAGAAATTCCCGCGCCGCCTGACCCACCCGTTGACCCGGCTAAGCTGCCACCGCTGCCGCCACCACCGCCCCAAAGCGTGGCACCGGCTGGCACGGCCAGCTTGATCGGCACGCGGGTGTAAATGGCGGTGCCGCCCTGTTGTGCGCCACCACCGGCATATCCGCCGCCATTGCCGCCCGCGCCGCGCACACCGCCAGCAACGGAAACAATAAGGGTGACGCCAGTGGGCCAGCTTCCCATGTTGATGGCTGGAACGGTCGCGCCCGACAACGAATAGACACGCACGCCCGAATTGATCGTTATGACCACAATCGTGGTGGCATCAGGTGCCGGGAATAAACTGTCGTGGACGCTGCGAATGTTGAGGTTGGTAGTGTCGGCATCAACGATGATGTTGCGAATATTCAAATCTTCCGGTGGCGCGGTGAATAAAACTTCCTCCAATTCAATGTCTATGGTGTCGGCATTCGGCTTCAACCGGGTCACTTGCACATTGGCGGTTTCCCGTGCGCCTGTTTCATCTTGCATCGGCCAGCCGCCCGCCTGGTAGCCGCCCGCCAATAGGATTTCTGGCGTGGAATTGCGCATGACGGCCAAGCTGATTTTGCGCGGCGGGTCTTTGAAGCGGCCAATTAAAATCGCGCCCAGCCGGTCAGCAATCGTGCGCCCTAATGCCGGTATCCACCGTGAAAATATTTCTTTCAGTGCCGGTGAACCATAGTCGGCTTCCGATTGCGCATCGATGATGAATGACGATGACCGATAATTTGCACTGTCGGTCAGCGATGTCAGCGGATTGATTTGCCCGAAATAAGTATGCACCTGGGACAGCCGCTTGTCGGGCTGTTCTTCAATCTTCAGCGTGTCGGCAATGGTGGAATTTTCGTCAAACAAATAATTTGAATAAATCAAGCCGCGCAACACCAGCAAACCAATTTGCTGGTTGCGGTCATCCCACCACACCGACAAGCCCGCTTGCTCGCACAATTCCGAAATCAGGTCATTGACGGAAGTTGGGTTGGCAATGGTCGCTGTGTAAACGCGGTTTAGGTGCGCGGCAATTTCAGTGGCCCATGCCGTTGACGGAATGTAAGCGGATGGCACCCCCGCATAAGTGGTCAGCAAATCCTTGATGATTAGGTCAGGGCTTTGCGCAGAATAGCGAATACACAATTGCACGCGGTCCTGGCCGGAATGCGAATTGGCCGGTGTGCCGAGTTGCGCCCTGACGATGGTGAAGTTGTCGCCGCTGCGCGTAAATGAAACAATTTCTGACCCGCCGATGTTGACATAGCCGCTGGCCGGATACTGCGCACCCACGCCCGTTGGGGAAACGGTCATGGTGGTTTGCACGTTGGTAATCGATGCGGTCAGAAAACCATTGCTAAGATTTGGCGCAACCGACCTGTCACCGTCTGTCAGTTTCAAAATGTCTTTCGCAATGATTTGGAAAACACCGTCATTGTCGGGTCCGGTGAAGCTGTCAATGATGTAGTTGCGCGTTTCCATCGCGGATAGCGCCTGGTCAGTGTTGCCGGTAATCCAGCGGATTTTATTGCCGCGCAAGAATGGTTGCCGCGCTCTGAATTTGCCCCAAAACGTGCCCTGCTTGTACGGGTCATAGGTGCGCGTGGACAAATATTTATCGAAACCAGGCCCGGTGTCGCTGTGCTTGTGGTCATCAAACGAAACCGTCAGTGTGGCGCGTTGTCCTAAATCCTGGCCCAGCGAAATGGTGGCGGGGTCAAAATCGATTTGTTTAATGTTCGGGATGCAATCGATTGACGCGGGTAAATCCGCTGTCGGCACCGCAAAGCGCAGCGTGGCGGGCACATTGTTGAAATTCAAACGGTCCTGGCACGTCACAGCGGTGTTGAAACATTTGCGCGTGCCGGTGGGCGCGTTGTCGGATGTTGTGGGTGGCGTGAACGTGGTGCCATTCGGGAAGCGTGCAAATTTGGATATTCTGAGTTCATCCAAATAGCCGACAAACCAGGAAGCCCCACCGCCCGCCACCCAGCGCCCAATGCTTAGCGAATTGGAGTTTGCCGGAATTGTCAGCGCTGATGTTGCCGTGCCCGTCTGCACGCCGTTTTTGTATCCATAAAACGTGTCACCCTGGCGCACGATGGCGCGGTGTGACCAGACGTTGGCAACAACGCTGCCCAGCGAAAGGCCCGCAACAATGTCCCAGCTTGTAGTGTTGCTGGATGAATAAAACTGCATGATGCCAGTTGAGCAATAGCCCACCAGAAAAGGTTGGTAGGTCAGCGCCGTGGCGTCACGGCACATCAACACATTGGTATCGGCAACGCTGCTGCGGTATTCCCACCAATCAATGGTGAAGTCGCCGCTGCCAAAATCAAAATCAGGACTACTGTTAAATGTTAGCTGCGCAGTGCTGCCATCAAAAAATCCGCACGCTGTGCCGAATTGTTTGATGCTGGTGGACATTTGCGCAGCGCCAAGCACGGTGGCGTTACCGTGCGCGGCAACAGAACTGTCAGGAAACACCGTTGACAGGCTTGGCCCGTCGCAGTGCAGCACCAGCTTGTTATAAAGTCGCGGGTCTTCCGAATAAGCGGCGGCGGGTGGCGTAAAATTGGAAAGCCAGCGTGCCGTTGGCGAAATTCTTAGTTCGTCAACGTAGCCATTCAGAAAATAACTGCTGGTTGCCCACGCACCGATTTGCAGCGGGCCAGCAATGTCGGCGGGCGTTGGCACGGCCAGCGGTGTGCCACCAACGCCGTTCACATAAGTTGTTTGCGTCCCGCCAGAACGCACGTGTGCGATGTGATACCACTGGCCGGTGGCAAGCGCCGTTGGCCCGATTGTATAATAATCGGTGCCACCAATTCTGTTGACTAAATAAGTGTTCCCGGTGCCGTCCACCAACGTCAGCCAATAATTTACGGTGTCGCCGCCGTACTGCGAACACACGCACATTCCGCTGCCGACCGATGGCAGCGCGACCAGGCGCAGCCAGTAATCAATTGTAAAATCCGCGCTCTGGTTCCAATCGGGGCTGTCGGGAAATTGCAAATATTGGTTCACGCCGGGAAAGACACACGATGTGCCGCCAAAAACAGATTGTGCGCCCGTGCCACCGAAGCCAGCGGTAGTGCCGTTCACTGTTGGCCGACCATGTGCAGCCGGTGAAAAATCCCTAAGCCCGTCACCGCCGCTTTGCATGTGCATCAGCAATTTTGACCCGATGCCGGTGGGCGTGTTGTTCGCCGCGCACGGGTCAGTGCCGTAAGTCAGGCTGCAATAATCGCAATCAACTTCCACGTATTGCAGAATTTTATTGGACACTAAATTATTCCCGTCATTTCCATCTGCATCGCAATCAAGCCGTGCGGCGCTTCATTCACCGGCATCGGGTCATTGGTCATCAGGCAGTAGCCCAGGCTTTCAGGGTGCGATTGCGGGCGGTAGGCGATGAAAAATGGTTGCTCTTTACTCAGCGATAAAAATTGATCGATGTGCGCCAGGTAATAAGCCGGGTCAATCAACGAAAACGGCACCGTGTCTTGCACGAAGCGCTGCATGACAATGCGGCCCAGGAATTGCCCCGCTTCGCTTTTGCCGTTGGTCACTTTCGCCACGCGCCCGTAATTGATTGGGGTCAAGCCCTGGTAGAGTTTGCGCGGCATCACCAGCAATTTGCCGACATAGGCAACGGCAATGGCGGGCACTGCGGCGGGTGCCGCCAGCGTGATCTTGATGCCGGTTGCCGCCGTGATCGTTGAAAACCGAAACAGGGCTGGGCCATCGTCTGGAAGCGTGATGCTGGAAAACAACGTCACCAGGTTGGGCGGGCTGGCACTGTCCTGGTAGGCGATGGTGATGGGCGTGGCGGTGCTGCCAAGGTTGTGCCGCGCTATGGCAACATAATCGATGTCCTGGGCCACAAACGTCAGGGCGATGTTGATGGACGATGCCGCCGCTGCGGCTTGCCAGCGCAAATGCGTTGCCGGGTTTATCAAATTTGATGCGGGATAGTTTGCATCAGCGCTGTCGGCGGTGGCACCCGTCGCTAAATTATTCCAGCCGATAATTGGATGGTCCAGCGTGAAGCCGGTTTCGTAGGATGTGACCAGGCTTAGACCGGCAGCGGGTATGACATTCGGCATTTATGCCACCTTGATTTTGTAACCGTCGCTGACAGCCTGGTTGATGTTGCTGATGATGTCGCGCAACACATCGCCACGGTAATATTCCTTGGCGCTGATGCCCTGCACGGTCATCGTCTGCCCGCCCGCGCTTTCGCCGTATTTGTTTTGGTCAACGCTGACGCGTTCGCCTGGTGTTGCCATGATTGGCACCATTTGGCTGTCAACACCGCCCGCACCGCCCAGCATGAATGAACCGCCCGTGGCCATCTTTGCTGCCGGTTGCTGGCTGGCGATTTTCGCCACTTGCGCCATGCCGCCCGCAATCACGGCTGCGGCGAACACCGCGCCCAGCGGCCAGCCGAATTCAGCATAGGCTTTGGTTGCGCCCACCAGGGTGTTGATGATGGCTTGCGAAATGCTGAATGCCTTGCCGATGGCAAACATGGTGGCGTTGCCCTGGCCGAATTGCGTGAAAAATTCCGCCATGCTGCCCATCGCGGAAGCCGCAGCGGTGCCGTAGCTTTCCGCCATCGCGGCTGCGGCTTTTCCCGCCGACTGTGCCGCTTGCGCCGCCAATTCTGGATGGCGTTCTAAAATCGCATTCACGTCTTTTAATTTTTGCTCATATTTTTCCCACGGTGACAGCAAATCCACTTTCATGTTTGCCGCCGCCACATCAATCGCGGCATCGGCGGCACGCTGGCCCACCGCCGCAATGGCTGCGTTTTGTTTTTCGGTCAGCTTGATGTTGTTGTTGCGTGCAATTTGTTCTGCTTCCAATTGCACTTTGAGTTTTTCGCGCACGCCCAGGCCAAGCCCGATGGCTAAAGCTTCCGCTTCGTGACCCGCGATTGATTTAAGTTGGCTGTCCAGGAAGCTATCCAGCGAACTTTTGCTGCCCATCACCGATGTATTCAATTCGCCAAACGCTTTTTTCTGCTTGGTGGCTGTCGCGCCCATCCAGGCCAGCGCATCAGCGTCAGGCGCGGCAAACTGCGCACGGATGCCCGCCATTACTTGCTGGGTCTTGACACCTTCCGCATTGAATGCCGCCCATGCGGCTGTCAGCCCGCCGCTAAAAATGTCGGTATGAAGGAAATTTTGCAGCGCTTGCCATTCCGCGCCCAGGCGCTGGAAAATTGCAATCGTTGTAAATACCACTTCAACAATTTTGTTGAACGCTTCAACGATGTAGCCGCCGACTTCCCGCATCGTGGTGCCGTTGCGGGCGGTGGTCAGCATTGCATCGGCAAGCGTCTGCAAACCTGGCAACATGCCTTGCGTGATTTGCAGCACGATGCTGTCGTGCGTGGCGTGCAGACGTTTTAGTGTTTGGTTGAATTCCTCTGCACGGGCGGCGGTGTTGGCGTCAATGACAATGCCCAGCCGTGCCGCTTCATCCGTCAATTCCTTAATGCCGTCTTTGCCTTGCGCCAGCAACGGGATTAATTCGGCACCCGACTTGCCAAACAGTTTCATCGCCGCAGCGGTGCGCTGGTTGGTGTCGCCAAGTTTGTTGAATTTTTCCGCCACATCACCCAGGATGGTGGTGGTGTCTTTCATCTTGCCGTTGCTGTCGGTGGCGGAAATGCCCAGCGCTGCAAATATTTTCCCGGCTTTGCCACCTGGTTCAACCACGGCATCCAGCAAGGTTTTTGAAAGCTTGCCCAAACCTTTTTCCAGGCTTTCAAAACTTACTTCTGTCATGTCGGCGGCAAATTTCAGCGCTGATAGTTGCTCTACCGGCACACCATATTTTTGCGATGCCTTGCCGAGTGCATCGGCGGCATTAATCATTTTGTTGATGTCATAGACGAAACCGGCGGCAATGCCGGTGATGGCCAAGCCACCCGCAAGCTTCTGGAAATTGACGCCAAATATTTCCAGCTTGCCGGTGGCCTTGTCCAGCCCTTCACTGAATGCCGCCGTATCGACGCCAAGCAGAACGCGCAGTGCGCCGATTAAGCCGTCAGCCATCGGTCACGCCTATTGTTTGTATAGAATTTTGCCGCCAGCGGCTTGCACCCACCGTTTCAATCCTTCCAGTTGGTCTTCCATGTCTGCTTGGGATTGTTTTTTTGCCAACAGCGTTTGTAACTGCGGCAACGTCTTCGTGCGCTGCAACGCGGCTGTGTGCCACGCCAACCAGGCGCGTTCATTGTGCTGATACATCAGCCGGTCATTGTAGGCTTGGAACGTCAGCGAAAGCGTGCGTGGTGTTTGGTCAAAGAAATCGTCATGGCTGTAGCCAAGCATCAGCCAGCGTTTTAAGAGTTCATCCCAATCCGCGCCGCCTTCGCCTTCGTAGGGCGCTGGTCATCACCATTGCCGCTGGTGTTGTTAATCGCCGCTGCGTATTCCACGGCTTCCAGAAATATCGCGGCAACTCTCGTTGCGCCGATTTCATCGATTAGGTCGCCAACGTCTTCCTCTGTCATTTTGTGCTGGCGGTAGAGGCCCGCCCAAAAAATAAGGCGCACTTCTGATGCGCCCAGGTCATTGAATTTGTCTTTGATGAATTGCGTCATTGTGGTGCCGCACTTCGCTTCAATCATAATTTGCGCGTTGGTGCCAAGCTTGAATGTGTAAGTTTGTCCCCGCGCCTCAAACGTCACTTCACCCTTTACCGGATTTGTCACAGTGTTCCCTTTCCTGGTCAGACAACGGTAAGCGGCCCTGGTGCGCCCGACACGCGGAAGTGCGCCGTGGCTTGCACCACATCGCCAGTGGCCAGCCCGCTTTCCAGCGAAATCAAATAGGCGTTGAAAACGATGCTGGTGCCGTTTGGAAACACCAGGCGGCGCTGCCGCAGTAACATCGAATTCAATTCATTGAACAACGCCTGGTACGTTGTCGGCTGAAAATTGCAAACAACGGTGACATCGCCAGCCGTGCGGATGCCGGTCAGCACTTCACGATATTCACCCGGCATGGCTTCGTGGCCCGCATCAATCACGTCAACCGTCAGCGGCGGTGTGTTGAATGAAACAACTTCCGCCAAGCTGGTCCAGTCGTTTGGGCTTCCGCCCTGGTTGGTCTGGAACAGCGACCCATAGCCAATGGTCGCTTTGGTTGCTGTCATGGTGCCGGTGATGGCAGCGTGATCGTTTGTGCGCCGTCAACTTTGAAAACGCACGTGGCCGTCATGCGGTCGCCCACGGGTGACACCGTTTCGTAGCCCTTGACGTGGCCAATGAATTGCCAGGTGGTTTGATTGGGCCAGGTGATAAGCACCGGCACCTTCGTCCCGGATGTTTGCAAGCCCATCAGCATCAATTCCGTCACGCTGCCAGGAATGCGGTTCATCATCACCGATGCTTCGCCGCCCTCAA